TCGGCCATATATATGCCCCTTATTATCTACGAACGCGCCAAGTTCCAATAGCACCAGTATCTTGTTGTTTTGCTGCATAAGATTTAAGTTCTGGATATTCAAATAATGATTTTGCACCTTCGCCTGTCATCCATGCGTTTTCAGCGCCATCGTAAGTTTTATTTTTGCTCCACCAATCATCCCAAAAGTTACGTTGTTTTATATCTCGTTTCAATTGCGCCTTAGCAACATTAATAATAAATTTATTAGCTTCCGGTGTGTTTCCAAGTTGCGCTCCAGTTGCAGTTATCCTTTGAGCATCAGCTTCAGTCTGAGGGCCTTTTTGTTCAAGTTGTTTCTGTAAAACAGCGGCCTGAGAAGCGGAATAAAAAGTTTGAGCATTAGTGGCAAATTTTGCGGCATCTTGAACACCTAATGAAGCAAGAACAGATGCTGCTGCTTTTTGCGCCGGTGCGCCAAATCCTGTTTTAAATCCTTCATCAAGGATACGTTCTTGTATTTCCAATGAAGGTAAAGATTTAACAGCAAGACCAGCTGCTGATGAAACATTTTCATATTGTTTTACTAACATTTCACCGCGTTTTGTTTGCTCCGATCTTTCTTGTGGAGGAAGATTAACGCTTACAGATGCTCTAGGTTCTCTAGTCTTAAGGATGTTAATCCTTTCTTGCACATCTTCGTATCTTTGTTTATTTCTTACAGGGTCTAATGCGTCTCGTTCATCCAATAGTTTTTGAAACTCAGTTCTTGATTCTGCTTTTTCAGGTTTTTCTAAAGCCGATAACTGTGCTGTAATTCCAGCAATGGCCTCAGACTTGCCTTCTGTTTCTTCTGGCAAAGCCTTAAATTTTTCTAAGTTTTGTTTAAGTGCTGAAATATATTGAGCCTCTTGAATACTTGTTGGAGTTTGTTGAGTGCGCTCACGCGTTGCAGAAGCAACTCTTTGCGCTACTAACGACTGAGATTCCAATGCCTTTCTTTGCAAATCACCCAATGCCATTGCCAAACGCGGAATTCCCATTTCTGAGGCGACTTTTGATGCTTGAGCAATAGATTCAGGATTATTCATGTCAACATTTTTAAGAATCTGCTGCTGTTGTGCAATCATCCTTAACTGAGGGTCTTCAGCACCTAACAAAGTGCCAATCCCGCGACCAAGACCCATGCCAGCGGAATAGAATCCAGCAGACGCTTGTTGTAATGGACTGAGTTGAGCAAATTGCATTGCTGCCTTCTGATCTTCTTCAGCCTGAGAACGCTGATACATCTCAGGAGTAAGACCGAATAAACCGCTTATGATTGAGTCTTGTGCCATGATTAGTTCTCCAATCCGCCAATGGCGAGAGGATTGTAACTTCCACCAGAAAAGTCACTTACATAAGGATTTCCAGGCATATCAGGTAAGTATGAATATGGATCAAAACTTCCTATAGTAGGAGCCGCACCTGTAGAACCTCCACCAAACCCACCATACCCACTCGCAGTCCTACCTAAACCTTGAAGGAAACCACCCATCGGGCTTAACTCTTGCGCTTTTTGAAGTGTTTGTGCTGCACTTATTCCTCCGAGCGCAAGTGCTTGTGCGGCTTTTGGATCAAGCGCAATTCTATTTCCTAGATTCACGCCCATAGTAAATGGTTCCATACCAAGAGCCTCAATCTGTCCAGCAGTGCCAAGACCAGTCGTAAACGGAGCATAAGCACCAGTCAGGCCTTGACCATAACCACCTAACAGACCAGCACCGGTTCCAAACAGTCCAGCACCAAACGCAGTCTGTTGCTGACCGGCTTGCATGGCTTGAGCCGCCAACTGAGCGTCTTGTTGGGCTAAAGCGTTATAGTAGGCTTCCATCTCAGGAGAGGCCGCACCAAGACCGGCAGCGCCGCTAGGACGGGCAGAAGTACCGCCTACAGCTAATCCACCCCGACCAGTCTGGAATAAACGGTTTTGCAGTTGAGCAAATTGGCGCTCTCTGGAAGGCGCTAAAAGCTCTTGTTGCTGTGCAATATACCGTTGGGCTGCTTGTTCAGGAGACTCTGCGAGATACTGTTGGCCTAATCCAAACAGTCCAGTAGCGGCTGTTTGTAAGGGGGCGTAAAGACCAGGGGCTTGTTCAGCAAATCCAAGACCCTGACCCGTAAGAGCCATAATCCTATCTTGATAGGCTTTAAGCTCAGGAGAGACTGTATATCCAGCAGAGGATACTCGCCCAGTCGTAGGATCGTACCCAAATTGAGATTGACCGAACCTAGTCGTAATACCGATAGGTCGGAATCGAGCTTCTTCAGCGGCAATCCTTGCGGCTTCAGTTTGAGCAGCAGCAGAAGTAGCGGCTGCATCCCTAGCGGCAGATGCTTGCTCTTTTGCTCCCATAAACCCCAAAACGGGGCCGACAATATCACCCATAATTTTCTCTCCAGAGATACAGCTTTCTAGTTATTCCATCTAAACATTTGTGATTCTCAACTACCTCAAAACCTGTAATCAAAGACCATTTGTACATCTTTTCATCGTCTATAAACGGCATTGCGTATATATCTTGTTTCTGTTTTCCAGCCCAATCATTCCAATCTTTAACAAACTCTTTCTTTATCTTTTTTGTCCATTTAAATACATCCATGTGGACAAATAACAAACCATTTACGTCTTCTGTGTAGATAATGTAATCATCAGTTTTAATTACAGGTATCTTCAAGCAGTCCGTTTCCACATATAAACAGTAATGTATGGTTGATAATTAGCATTTGTGCCACTTGAACCAGTTGTACTATTTGAAACAGTAATTCCTGTGACAGCAGTAGATGTTGTCGTACTAGTAGAAGCAGTAGTAGAGTTAAAATCTGGCCCTGATGTGCTTCCATATACAAAGGCATCACGACCTACATCTAAATAAGCATGAGAATGAGATGGGTCTGTAACAGTTGCGGTGTGAGTGTGGCTGACAATGATTGCATCAGCACTACCGCCCGTTTCTTCAGCAGCGTCAAACAACGCATTGGTTGAGTCAAAACCAACGGGTACGCGACCAGCGCCAAAGGCCGTCCAGGTGCCAAATCCAAATAAAGTTGCGGGGTTTGTTGCGTTAGTAGCGTTTGTATAAATAGAACCAACAGGATACAAGGCTTGCAAAGCTGCCTGAACGAAAGCAGTTGTAGCTAAAGAAGTATCGTTATCACCGTAAGACTGAGTAACACCAACAGCACCAGAAGGAAGCGTTACGGTTCCGGTAAACGTAGGGCTCGCCGTGTCTGCTTTTGTAGATATAGCAGTAGCAATGTTATTGAATTCTGTGTCAATCTCAGTACCTTTGACGATCTTATTAACATCGCCAGCAGATAGAGAATCTTTTGTTGCAAAATTCGTGCTTTTTACATAATTTGACATGATTGTTCCTAGCTAAGTTTTCCGTTCTTGGCCTGAATCTCGATTTTCTGAATACTCAATGCAGCGCCGTTAATGTCTGACTCGTAACCTGTTTGAACTAATTTACCTGTTCCAGTACCAGATACGGTTAATGTCTGAATAAGTTGTCCATCACTGTAATACGCAACAGGTGATCCATTTGCACCATATTCAGCAATACCATATTCATAAATGCCTTGAATGGGAATTTGTGCGTTATCTGATAAGTAATTACTACTTAAATCAAATGCCCACTTAAAAGTGACGTATTGATTAGTTCCACCAATAACAACAATGGAGATTCTTTTAAGTACAGATGTTTGAGATACGTTACCTAAATCTGCGTAGTTGGTGTAATACTGCATCCTGTATGAAGAACCGTCATCTTGGTATCCGGTGTATTTCATTACATAACCAGTTTTACCTAATAACAGATCGCCATTTGCTTTGGAGTAAAGAGCTTTAGGGTCGATAGAGTTCCAAACAGTAACCCTGGAGGAACCGTCTTGTAACTGACCTCTAGTATCAAAACAATAAATTTGTTTTACAGAAGGTAAAGTAATCAGATAAAAAGCGTTTCTCTCAGAGAATACAGACTTAATCTTTGTTAAATCTTCACCTGAGACGATATTCATCAAGTCATTTCGTACATTCTTGGAAAGATCGCGGAATGGAAGTGACTTCTCTTGAATGGTTCTAAGTAAAGAACGAACTCCAGTGTTTGATAAAAACAACACATCAGTACCAATAGACTTAACGCTGTCTCTAGCGATACATCCTGTACCTATGATTGCGTCATCAATAACCAAGTCAGCAGGTGTCGTTGCGTTTTTATAGACAAGAATCTGATTCTTGCCAAAGATAAACAAGTATCCGTTATGAGATGCAAGAGCTTGGATTTCATCAACACCCTCACCCCAAACCCTAGATACATCAAGACTTCCTGCGGTTCCGGTATCCCAAATGTGTCCGGCAAGAAGATCAGAGAACGAAAGCGTAACTTTATTAGTAGAGGTATTGGCTACCCATAATCTACCATAAGCACTTAAAGCGATATTCGCACTAGGGACAGTACCAGAGTATCCGGTCTTTTCAGAGACTCTGCGATACGTTGTATTACTTACAGCAGGATCATAAATTAACGGGTCATGTCCTGTCTGAAAGAAGTATGCGATATTGTTTAATGTCGCAATACTCCAGTTATTAGCAGTAATTGTAGGGGCAGAACCACCGCCGCCGTAAGTAAGTTCAACGACAGCATTACTGGAGTTAAGTTTGAATAATTTATTATTGGCAGCAAATAAAACAGTTGACGTACCATCAGATTCAATAAGTTCATGTAATGCTTGAACTTCGTTAGAACCTAAAGAACCAGAACTAGAGTTTACCTTTGCGTAACCTTTTCTTGATCCAATACGGCCATATTGGTCAATAATACAATTCGTCGCATTTAAAGCAAAACCAGCAGCTAAGTCTAAAGGAGAGTCTTGGGTGTTTAATCCGAAGAACCCTGGGGCTGCGATAGCAAATATTTGAAGTGGTTGCGCCATTAGATAGCAATAAACTCTTGAGATTCAGGATAACGAGTGGCTTCTAAAGCAATGTAATCAGAGAGCATTTGACGATAAAGAGCATAAGCCTCAGAACTGTTAAGACCGCCATCTTCACCGCGTTCGACTAAAGCCCTAGCGTATGCGTTTTGAATTACAAGATCCTCTGATACTTTAATAACAGTAGAATCTGAAGACAATTCAGCTTGGGGAATAATCAGCGAGAATTTAAGAGAGTAAACAGTATCAGGAATAGGGAATACGTTTACTTTCGTATCGTAACTACCGTCTACTCCGTTAAAGGCAAAATAAGTAGGGATATTCTGAGCAGGAGTTCCAAAGCTCAAATACCGATTCATCTCAGCAAATGAGATGTTTTGCATAGGAATTTCAGATGTAACATTCAATACATCAGAAACGCGGAATTTAGATCCGCTTCCAGTAACAGAATATGAACTAACTCCAGCAGAGGTAGTTACTGTTACGTTAGTGAATAATGCGTTCCAGTTAAACGCATCCTCTATTTGTCGTTTTGCATCGTTTACAAATCGACCAATAAGAGTAGAGTAAGATGTTTGCGTGACGGTTGATACCTGGACTTCACGGAGCCTGACCAGAACATCATTAACCGCTTGTAAGTATGTTTTGCTCATTCTCTTTGATTGCCTTTAAGAACAAATGTCATTGCAACGGCGAAAGCACTACCTGCTTCTGGAGTTACTCTAACTTGATCGCCTTCCTCCAAAACTATATAAGAGCCACCATCCAATTCAAGATAGTCTTTAGCGTTAAATGTATATTGGCTCAAAAGATCATAAGAAACGGCGGTGCTGGAGTCATACCAAGTTAAAGTTATATGCTTGGTAGATCCACTTGTATTGTGGATATAAGTAAGGTTCCATAGCGCACGATAACCTGTCGGCACTGTATAAAGTGTCGAGGTTGAGCCAGCAGTCGGGGTTGCGCCTACAGAAAGTTCCCGCATCAGAATCCCTTAAATATCAGTAAGGAGGCCCGATGCGGGTTGTCACCTAGAGGTTTTGCAGAGAATACCATAAATCAAAAGCAAATCACCACTTAACCCTTGAAGATATAGCATTACACATTTCAATAAATTTATCTTGAGGGTACTTATTTTTGCACATATTGACCATAATATGAACCCATTGAATATTACCTACTTTATAACCTTTTGATGAGTCAATTCTGTCAAGACTTGCAGTACATTCACCATAATTCATATTTAGTTGCCAACCACTAAGAGCACATTTTCCTGTATAGCAACCAATAAAATCTTTATAGTCAATATCCCACTCAATACCTCTTGTATTTGCTAATTTCCTGAATCTGTTATAAAGCCTTCTCTCATTGCCAATAGGCAAGTTTTCAGAAAATCCTTTAGATTTTGCAACACATTTTTTGCATTGCCAATCAGATAGTTGACTCTGTTTTGCGTGATCCTTTCTGGTATATGCCTGCTCAATTCCACAACAAGAGCAGCGAGAACACCATTTTCCATCGCTGTTTTTATATATATCAACATTGCTTAAAATATTGCTGTAATGTACCTTGCAATACCTACAGTTTTCTTTTTTAAGCATCCTAAGTGCACTGGCTTTTGTAGAAAATAAACTGGCCTTTCCGCACTTACAAACAGCCTTCCATTTTGTTTCGTAACGCTCAACCCTGGAATCCAATATTGGAAGCATAATAAACATATCCCATACCATTTAACAATGGTATCAGTATAGTCCATTTTACCTTTGAACTCCACCAACCCGCGGATAGCTTACCTTTAGCAATGTTTTGTGCGTGTCTTGCTTTAAATGATTTCCGTCGAGCTTTATCTGCTTCTGATTCTCCAGCTTTGGCGGGAGAGCCAGATACACCTTGTTGACCAAAACGAATCAATTTAACAGTATCACCAGACTTAGCCAAAACAGCATGGCTTTTAGTCGGATGACTTGGGGTTCTCTTTGGTTTGTTAAAACCTTGAAACTGCTCTTTACCCCTTTTAATCATTATCGACCTCTTTTAACAGTCTTTTTGGCTGCTTTAAACGCTTTCGCAGTAGGTGCGCCCTTAGTTCCAGGCTTTCTCATTTTCTCACCGCTACCAGCGGCGATCCTAGCGCGTTTAGCATGGATATTTGAGTAGAGTCCTTGTTTCATTTGCGCTTCTTTGCCATTCCAGCTTCAGAGAGAGCAATAGCAATTGCCTGTTTTTTAGATTTAACTACTGGGCCTTTCTTTCCAGAATGTAGACTTCCGGCTTTATATTCCCGAAGGACTTTAGCTACTTTCTTCTGACCTTTCGTTGCTTTCATATTTGCCTTTCGTTATGGGGCCACCGACTAACCAGGCATCGCAAGTACGGTCGGCAGCGCACTTGAAATGGAACAGTTCACAGTATCCTAATTTAGCTGTTTCAATGACCTGTTCTTCATATTCCATAGGGCTTTTTTCTTCGCCTTCCATGCCATTTTTAATACATTCAAGCATCTCAGGGGTTTGAATAAAAGCAGCGCAATTCCCACAGCGCATAGTCTTAACTTGATCGGTGGGGGTGTTATACATCTTGGCTTTTTTAAGCCAAAACGCATCATTAGGTTCATTAGGATTTGCAGGGCCGTAACCATACTCTTTAAAAGCATGATTCCTGTTTTTAAGGTTAATTTCTACGTCCTGAGTAGCAATAGGACATTTAGACCCAAACAATCCATTTTCCATAATTAACCCGATTTCCGTGGTCGGCCAACTTTAACTTTAGGAGCTAAAAAAGGGATATTTACCCTTTCCTGTGGTTCTTCCTTTTCTTCATCAATACGGACATAACCGGCGTGTCCTTTCATTGATTCAATATCGTGCGGTAAAACAAACTCAACTGTATTGCCACTTTGTAGACATTTATAAAGTGCCATATTTCCCTCTCA